CGTACTCGTTGAAGGATTGTTCGAAGGCTCCAGGATCGATGTTCGAGACGTTCCATGCGCCGATCGCGGGGCAGCAAAACTCGATGGCGGTGTCCTTGCCGACGCCTTGCCCACCGGCAATCAGCAGCGCGAACCGAGGTTTCTCCCATGGCTTTTGGACGCGGTGAGCCATGTAGTTCAGGAACTGCTCGGCGTCGCCTGCCTTGTTGAAGATGCGGTGCACGTGGTCGAGGAACGGTTGCGCCATCTTGGGCACGCCCAGTTCGATCGTCGGGCGGCGGTACGCATTGAACAACGCCGCACCCGCGCTCACCACCACCTCTCCGTCGCGGCAATCGTAGCCTTTCACGTAGTCGTCTTCGATCGAGGGGTCGGAAGTCATGGAGGTGACCAGCGCGTTCTTGCGCAGCCAATCTGACGCCTTCATCAACTTGCCATTCTCGTTCACCGGCGACACGGCTGAGTCCACAGCAGCAGCAATCCAGAAGCTGTTGGTGGGGCGGTAGATGTAGTTGTTGCCTGGACCGTAGTAGATGAAGTTGCCGAGCGGCACCTCACCGCTCTTGGGAGCCCAACCGTTGTCGAGCGCAGCCTTCACGATGGTGCCGACGGTGAGTTGCTTTTCGGCGTTCTGCTGGCTCAACTCATAGAACGCCTCGTGCATGATCTCGTTGTGGTTGCGACCTTTCTTGCCGCTGAACTTTGCAGACCACTCTTGGTAAACCGTCCAAGCCTCGTCCACGCGGTCAAACTCTCTGCCGAGAATGATTCCCACCGACCGCCACAAGTCCCTGTCGTCTGCGGGAACGCTTTCCAGCATCGTCGCCACTTGTTCGATGGTGTACTTGCCGCGATACATGTCGTCCTTCTTCGGACGGCCACGGGTTTCTTTGCGGCGCGAGAGATGCGCGGGGAGAACAGCCAACGCGGTTCCCCAATTGAGCCACTTGTAAGTCCCTCCCGACCGGTGGCGCGAAGGCGCAGCGACAATGTAGCCGCCGTCGTTGCGGCTGTCCACGCCTTTGCCGAGCACGTTGCTGGCTGTCTTGAGCGCGGAGTTGTATTGAAAGATCACGTGCATCCCGCCGGAACCAGTCTCAGCGATGAGCGTGTTGGGTTCGCCGTGGTCTGCAATCGCGTCAGCCCAAGACTCTGCGCCGAACTTGCCTTCACCCACGTCGATGTCGAGCACCGTGATGCCGGAGATTTCTCCGGTGACGATGCCGATGTTGGAGCGCGGCGCACTCGCGCCGAACCAGTCGTCTATTTGCTTCAGGTCGCGCGACGCTTCCTTCAAGCCGCGTGCAACTCTTGGGTGCTTGCCAGCGTCTGAGCAAGCCGCGTTCCCACAAGTGCACACACCATCGTCAGCGATCGAATGCAGCGGGAAGACCATCCATCCGCGCTTGGCATAATCGACCGCAGCTGTGTGCGTTTCGTTCATTCATGAACTCCTCTCTGATGAAAAAGGCGCACGACTGTTGTTGGACAGCCGCACGCCTTTCAGTTGATTGCGATGCGGCTTAGAAGCGGTCGTCGCCGCCTTCTTCGTGCACCGCGTCAGAGACGGGCTCAGAGACTTTCACCTCGCCTGCAGCGACCTGCTTGCTGAACTCACGAGCCTTGAGGTAGAGGTCTTGATCAGCCACCGGCTCCACAACCTCGATGTTGATGCCCCACCAAGAGCCTTTCGAGTTTTCCTCCTTCACGCCTGTGAGTTTGTACACGTGGCTGAACGAGGGAGGGGTGAACGGCTTGCCTTGCGGGTTGCGCATCTCGATGCCTTGAATGAGGCTCATCCAACGCTTCGACTTCTTGATCTGCGTGGAACTGAGCGACAGCAACGCTGGTTGCCACACGCCGCTCGTCGAGCGCACGAGGACAAAGTGATTGCGCGTGTCCTTCAACTCGTCGCCGTCGATCCGCAGACGCCCATCGTCGCCGCGTTCCACGTTGAGCAGCTTGCCGGTTTCGACATCGATCGGGCTGAAGTCGCCCTTGTAGCCGCCGCCAGCGTCGCGCGGAGCCCAACGCAGGTAACGCCGCTGGTACGCGCACGGCACGACCAACGCCTCCTTGAACACCTCGTTGGTGATGGTGTTGATGAAGAGTCCGGGCTTTGCGCTTTCGACTGTTTCCAGTTGCGGCGAAAGACCTTGCAGCATCGCGATGAACGGTATTGCGAACGAGTCTTTGTCCGCGCCTTCCAGCCCCATGCCAGCGTCGGCGGCCATGTCCGCCATCATTGCCATCGGGAGGTTCTTGTCGTCTTTCACTGCGACATCGGTTTTGGGTTTTGTAGCCATGATGATTCTCCTTGAGAGTTGGGTTACTTGATCTTTGCGGTCCAGACAGGACGCGCACCAAACAGTTCCAGCGGCACGTTGTTGCCGGAGGAAATTTGTTCCTTGAGGAACGCCTTCAACGTCTGAGGGTGAACGCTCTCGTCGAACTTGGCGCTGAGACCGCGACCAACAAGGTCACGGAACAACGTGAGAGCGGCGTCGCGTTCGCCCTTGCCGTACTGGGTGGTGACGCCGACCTTGATCAAGCCGCCGAACCCATTCGCCTCCAGCCAACGGTGAGCGTCGTCTTTGCTCGCAGCTGGGATGGAAGCGTACACCTCTTGGGAGATGGTGATCTTCTGACCGGTGCTGAGTTCAAGTTTCTCGATGCCCAGTTCTTGCATTGCCGAGGGGATTGTTTCTTCGCGCAAGATGCGCGCAACCTCCTTGGTGTGCTTCAGCGCGGCTTCAGCCTCTTCAACAGCCGAGTCCGCATCCACCAAGGCGCGAGCCAAGGCGGTCATTTCGTCTAGTGTGATAGACATCCTACTTTCTCCTTTCTCAGTTAAACACTCACGTGTGACGGTATGTACCGCCCCACATTCTTGTCCCACTTCAACACTTGGAACCGCCCGTGCAACTTGCCGAGCAGTGCACAAGCAACAGCGATGACAGCGGGGTCGCCCATGGCCACGATGCTGTCGCCAGCTTCGTAGTCGTAGTGCTCTAGTTTCTCACGCAGCTGCTTCACCAAGTCCGACGTCGCGAAGAACGACGACCGAGGAGGCATGAGGATCACGGGTTCACCGTGTTCAGCTGCAGGAGCAATGTTGACCGTAGGGACGAATGTGTTCGTCTCAGGGTCGCGCCGGTTCGGCACTTGTGTTATGTAAACTTTCGGCATTCTTCAGTTCTCCAGTTTGGTGTTGCGAGTATGCCGTGGTCTTCAAACTTTCGCAACGGTTATTTTCGGCTCTGATATTATCGGTCGTCTTCGCCAAGAAGGCAAACTATTTCTTGTGATGCAAAAATAAGTTGCCATCGTTGCAGGACTGCGTCATAATAACGTGACTGAACTCAGAACGGAGAACATAACATGAAGATCTATGGTGCTGGCATCGCGGGTTTGCTCGCCGGATGCATGTTTCAACAGGCGCGTCTCTTCGAAGCGTCGCCAGAGAACACCGGTCAGCACAAGGCTGTTTTGCGGTTCAGGAGTTCAGCCGTTGGAGACGCGGTCGGCATCGACTTCCGCAAGGTGAAGGTGCACAAGGGGTTGTGGCTGGACGGCAAGAGTGTTGCGCCGAGCATCCAACTCGCCAACTGGTACTCGCGCAAAGTGATCGGGCGGTTGGCTGACCGCAGCATCTGGAACCTCGAAACGTCCGAGCGGTTCATCGCACCGGAAGACTTCATCAGCCTCCTGATCGAGCGGTGCGCCGGTCGCATCACTTGGAACCACGCCTTGACGCGTGAGGAGGTGTTGACCGAAAAAGAACCGGCCATCAGCACGCTCCCGATGAACGTGATGGTCAAGTTCATGGCCAACGAACTGAGCCGCGAGTTCATTGAATCAGCACCAACCTTCAGCCACGAGGCGATCACGGTGCGGCGGTGGCGCGTGCCGAACGCTGATGTGTTTCAGACGGTGTACTTCCCAGGACTGGAAACCAGTTTGTACCGCGCCAGCATCACTGGCGACCTGCTCATCGCGGAGTACGTGGACGCCTCTGACGACTACCCACTGTTCGAAGCGTTCGGGTTGAGCGAGCGCGACTGCGTGCCTATAGAGAAGGTGTCACAACGCTACGGCAAGATCGCCAAGATCAACGACTCCTGGCGCAAGCAGTTCATCTTCTACCTCACCCACGAGCACAACATCTTCAGCCTCGGACGGTTCGGAACGTGGCGCAACCTGCTCCTAGACGACGTGATTCAGGACGTGGCAGTGTTGAAAAAGCTAATGAACACAACGACTTACGACCGCATGCGAGCGAATGCAAAATAAATGTTGCCGGACAGAAAAATATGTTGGATAATACTGTTACGGTCGACGTGACCGGAGAACTGAAGAACTGGAGAACACCATGAACCGCGAATTCACCATCACCGCCCCGAAGACCTATGCCACCGCTGACAATGCCCGCAAAGCTGTTGCCAAGAAAGGTTTCGAGGGTCTGCGCCACTTCATCATGACGAGCGAGGACGGACGGTTCTTCCCCGTGTTCGTCGGCGAAGTCGCCATGCAGAACGGCATCCACTTTCACTTCAATGTTGTTGGTTGAGGAGGTCGCCATGAACATCATCGTCCGCATCACCAACAACTTCGGCAACCGCGCAGTGTATCCCGTTTGCGACACTGCGCGCAAGCTGGCCGACCTGATCGGCACCAAGACCTTCACCGACCGCGCAATCGCGCAGATCCGAGACTTGGGCTACACGGTCTCCGTGCAGCAACCAACCCTGTGAGGAGCGCGGCCATGGAAGTTTACGTCTGCTACATCGACCTTGACGACCGCACGGAGTTCACGCTCTACGACAGCGAAGAAAAGGCAATCGAACATTTCGCAATGCTGCTCGAATGCGGTGACATGACCGTAGGCGAGTTGTACGAGCAGGGGTGGATCACCCGTGCGCGAGTTAACTGAGAACGGAGAACTGCTATGTTTGACATCAACCAAATGACCACTTCATCGATGGTTGCCGAGTACAACCAACTCACCGGCAAGTGCATCAAGAAGTTTTCATCGCGTGCAGCAGGCATCCGGCAACTGAAGAATGCGCGTGCTGCACACCCATCCCTTCAGGAGAAACCTATGGAAACCCAAGTTGAAACCAAGCCCAAGAACGAAGCACGCAGCACGGCAGTAGCGGCCAGCTGGTCTGACGCTGGCGTGAAGGCTGCTCGTTCTCAACGCAACGGTGTGCTGGTTAACGGCAAAGCCGAATACAAGTCGGTGCGAGCAGCGTTCGTCGCGCTAGGACTGCCGATTGGCTCCCACATCAAGTTCCGCATGAAACTCAAAGCGGATGGCAAGGCTGAATTCGATGGTCATGAATTCGTATTGATGTAACCCCAACCGCGAGGGGCTGACCACCCCTCGCAAAAACCTCAGAACGGAGAACTGCAATGAAAGTCACTTTAATTAGCTACACCCCTGACGCCGAGAACCTCTTGATGTTCACGAAGGCGACGCGCCTGACAATGTCCCCAGGACTGCTGGACGAGATCCGCGCCAAGTCCCACACCGAGAAGATGGCTGAGTTGGAATACATGGCCAACACGATTCCCTCCAGTTGGGAGTTCGTGGACTACGTGTTCCTCGTGGAAGGCGTGAGCCGAGCGTACACGCATCAACAAGTTCGCACCCGTCAGGCGTCCTACGCCCAGCAGACGATGCGCGTGCTGAACATGGGAGAGTTCGAATACATCCACAGCGACAAGATCAAAGCCGATCCCGCCGCCATGGAAGCCGTCAACCAGTGCCTCGCCGTCATCAAGCACACCTACAACAAGCTGCTCGACATGGGTCACGCGGTCGAGGACGCACGCGGCGTTCTGCCCACCAACATCTCCACCAACATCGTGTGCAAGTTCAACCTGCGAACCTTCGTCGATCTGGCCAAGTCCCGCACCGGTGGTCGCACGCAAGGCGAGTACCAGCAGGTCGTCAACGCAATGGTGGACGCTGTGCTCGAAGTGCACCCATGGGCAGAGAAGTTCTTGTTCCAAGAGGGACGCGACTACTTTGCCGAGATCGAGGAATTCGCGCAACGTGAGTACGGCGGTGACCTGCTCAAGAAGGGCAAGCTGCTCAAGATCGTCGACAAGATGCGCAAGGGAGGTTGAGCCATGACACGGATCAACTGCGTCCCACCGCAAGAGTTGTCGCGCCAACACCTGTTGGCTGAATGGAAAGAGTTGCCTCGCGTGTTCACGTTGGCTGCCAAAGCCTACCACGCCAACCGCAAGGTCACCGCCCCAGAGCGGTATACTCTCGGCACCGGTCACGTGAAGTTCTTTTACAAGCGGCTCACGTTCTGCACGCAACGCTTCTACCAGCTGCGCGGCGAGATGCTGCGTCGCGGCTACAAGGTCGGTTACGACACGCCGCCGCCCACCGGCATCCTTGCCAAGGACTGGTGGTGCCATTGGATCCCCGACGGTGAAGCAATCTCTGCCAACCGCGCTCGCATCGCAGAGAGGAGCAAATAACCGTGTACGCCATCTTCGATCTAGACAACACCATCAGCGATGACGGCTGGCGCATTAATGAAATCGACTGGTCCAAAGACCATCCCTTCGAGCGTTACCACCGGTACCACTTGTTGGCAGGGTTCGACGCTTTCGGCAACCAAGACCTCGTGCGCAAGCTGCCGGAAGGCACTGAGATCGTCGTGTTCACGGCTCGCCCAGAGTTTTACGCAGCGATCACGCAAGAGTGGCTCGAACGCAATGGCATCGATTGCGCCGCGTTGCTCATGCGCCCGACCGACGACCATTCGCAATCGATTGACTTGAAACAGCGCCAGCTGCGCAAGTTCTTCAAGCTGATGGACGCCGATCCGACCGATGTGCTTTGCGCGTACGACGACCGGCAGGACGTGGTGCAGATGTACCGCGATCACAACATCAAGGGCTACCACACCTGCATCCACAACGTGTGCGCCTATACCAACCCAAGGAAGATCAGATGAAAAAGAACGCAGCAGACATCCTCGCGGAAATGGCCGAGACCTTCCGCGAACGCAACAAGGTCTATGGCGACAACTACAAGCGTGTCGGCGACGTGATGGTCGCGTTGTTCCCTGAAGGCGTCGAGTTGAAGACGCAGGAAGACTTCAACACGTGGCACCTTTTCGAGTTGATGATCGTGAAGCTGACACGCTTCGCCAACAGCAACCTAACCCACGTCGACAGCATTCACGACTGCGCAGTTTACGCAGCCATGGTTCAATCCCTAATCGAAAAGGAGCAGAAGCAATGAGCACCATTCTCGTAACCGGCGCAGCCAAGGGTCTTGGTCTTGCCATCTACAAAGCGTTGGAAAAAGACAACCACGAAGTGATCGCCTACGACCGCAACTCCGGCGACGACATCCTGAAGCCGAGAATCGCTTGCGAAAAGCTGGACGTGCTGATCAACTGTGCAGGCGTCAACCTGATCGATTGGTTGGAAAACTTCACCGAAGATCAGTGGGACGAAGTCATGAACGTCAACGCCAAGGGCATCTTCAAGATGACCCAAGCGTACCTGCCGCTGCTGATCGAAAGCAAAGGCACCGTCCTAAACATCGTGAGCAACGCGGCGCACATGCCGATGACGTGTTCGCTGGCATACAACGCCTCCAAAGGCGCGGCGCACATCATGACGTTGCAACTGGCGCGTGAGTTGACCAAGAAGCACGGCATCACCGTGTTCGGCATCGCGCCCAACAAACTCAAAGGAACAGGCATGAGCGATGCGATCGACAATCAGGTCGTCAAGACTCGCGGCTGGACCAAAGAGTACGCCCAGCAATACCAACTGAACGGTTTGCTTTGCGGCGAGGAAACTCCCCCAGAGCGCGTTGCTGAGTTCATCGCCTTCTTGTTGCAAGACAAGAACCACCACAAGCACCTCACCGGTTGCATTCTTCCCTATGGAGCCTAACCATGAAATTCGTCATTGAACAAATCGCCATCGCACCCGCAGACCCTATCCGCGCCAAAGTACTTCTCTCAGAGATGGGTGCGGTCGAATGGCACAACGACCATGTTGTCGCCACCGGCAAAGTTTTCGGCAAGACAGGCACCAATGAAGCCGACCTCAGTTTCAACTATGAACTGTTCGGCGGCAAAGAGTTCGAGGTTCTTGACTACACCGATGGTGAGAACTGGGTTGACTCTTTGATGCGCGGTCGCAACACGGTCAGCCACCTCGGCATGCATTGCACGGCGGAGGAGTTGGTCGAGTGGCGCAAGTTCTTCCATGAGCGCGGATATGCTGTGGCGCAGGAGGTGTTCACCGACTCGCACACCAACCCCGTCATCGCTGGCAAGCGCAAGTACAACTACGTGATCTTCGACACCAAGCAAGTTCTTGGGGTAGACCTGAAGTTCATCGTGCGCATCGATCAGGCACAGGAATAGGTCAAATGATCTCAACGGCAAAACAAACCAGTGGGAGCAATCAGATCATGAGTCTGGGATATCACCCTGATTACGGCTACAGCGACGAAGTGCGAGTGGAGGCCTTGTATCGAGCGAAAGCCACAAGTGTAGTTTTGGCTGCCGCAGAATGTAAAGTGTCGTCGAGGTCCATTTACAGGTGGCTGAAGGACGCGCAAAAGAAAGAGGAGTCAAAATGACCAACATCGTAATATTTGACACAGAGACAACTGGCTTGCCTCTGCCGAAGACCGCGCCGCTCGACAAGCAACCGCGCATCATCGAACTAGGGGCTGTGGTCGTCAACAAAGACGGCGTGGTGCGCGAGTTGAACCAGATGCTGAATCCAGAGGTTGAAATCACTGAGGAGATCACCAAGATCACCGGCATCACCAACGAAATGCTGGCAGACAAGCCGACCTTCACAGACTTCCTGCCGCACCTCAAGGAGTTCTTCACCGACACGCAAGTGTTGATCGCGCACAACGCGCCGTTCGACAAGAAGATGCTGGAGTTGGACTTGGAGCGAGTTGAGTGCACGGACTTCCCGTGGCCAGAGCAGGTTGTCTGCACGGTCCAAGAATATCACTCGCAATTCGGCAAGCGTCCCAAGCTGTTGGAGTTGTACGAGCGGATCATGGGGTTCCCACTGGCACAAACGCACCGAGCGTTGGACGACGTGAAGGCGTTGCACGAATGCATCGCCAAGGACGGGTTCCTTGAACTTTTGTTTGAGGAGGACAAAGCCGATGATCCATCTAAAAATCAAGACTGAATATTCTTTCGGCGACACGTTCGCTCCGATCGACCGCGTCATCCAGCGGCTGAAAGAAACCGGCTGCACAGCTGCGGCGATCGTGGACAGATCAACGTGGGGACACGTCACTTGGTTCAAGAAATGCAAGGCTGCAGGCATCCAACCGATGCTTGGCGTTGAGTGCGTCGTTTCGGACGAAGAACTGGCCCACAGGATGTGGTTTCTAGCCAAGAACAAGGACGGTCTTGGGGAGTTGTATAGGGCCACCAGCAAAAGCCACCAGCAGACCATCCCTACGCGTACGGGTGCGTTGCCGCGCCTGTACCGCAACGACGTCCTCAACATGTCGGACAACATTCTGAAGTTCGCTGGCGAGATCGTTGACGGTGAGTTCCTCAAGGAGATCGGCGCGATCGTCGACCTCAACCCGTCGAGCCGCATCCTGAACGTCCGCAAGCAGCGCATCGCTGAACAGCACGGGTTGCGCGTCGTGAGCACCGGCGACAACGCCTACGCCTACCCAGAGGACGACGCTGTGTTCGAGTTGGCGTCCAAGGCGGGTGCCAAGACCACGCCGCAGTGGATCCTGGACACGCTCGACCATCAAGATACAGCTGCCGAGATTGCTGCTGAATGCGCTGAGTTGAAGCTGCCGCAAGCACCAATGGTGCGCACCGCAGGCAACCTTGAAGAACTGTGCCGCGCAGGCATCAAGTTCCGCAAGATGGAAGACCGCTGGACGCAAGAGTATGAAGAGCGCATGCTGTACGAACTGGACTTGATCCGGTCCAAGGACTTTGAGTCGTACTTCTTGATCGTCGCTGACATGGTGCACTACGCCAAGCAACACATGCTTGTTGGTCCATCGCGCGGTTCAGCGGCTGGTTCGTTGGTTTGTTACCTGACCCGCATCACCGAGATCGACCCGATCCCGCCCAAGCTGTACTTTGAGCGTTTCATCGACGTGAGCCGCACCGACCTGCCCGACATCGACTTGGACTTCCCTGACTCCAAGCGTCACATGGTCTTCGAATACATGGCCGACAAGTACGGCGCGACCAACGTCGCCCACATCGGCACCATCGGTCAGTTCCGCCCCAAGTCTGCGCTCATTCAGGTGTGCAAGGCGTTGAACATCCCTGCGCAGGCGACCGGTGCGGTGAAGGTTGCAATGATCGAGCGGTCGTCCGCCGACTCACGCGCCAACAACTGCTTGGAAGACACGTTCAACGAAACCACTCCTGGACAAGAGTTCATCAAGCAATACCCACAAGCCAAAGCCGCCATGCTCTTGGAAGGTCACGCGTCCCACACCGGTGTGCACGCCGCAGGGCTGCTGGTTTGTAACGAAGAGATCACCAACTACGCAACCGTGGACGCCGACGGCATCGCCCACATCGAAAAAGGCGCGGCTGAACAGCTGGGGTTGCTCAAGATTGACGTGCTCGGTCTGCGAACGCTCGGCGTGCTTGAAGACAGCGGCTTGGGCATCGACTGGTACAGCTTGCCGTTCGATGACGAGAAGACCTACGACGTGTTCAACGCAGGTCGGCTTTGCGGCATCTTCCAGTTTGAAGGCAACGCTCTGCGAGCCATCAGCCGCGACATCGACTTCAAGACCATTGTCGAGATCGACGCGGTTACGGCTCTGGCGCGTCCTGGACCTTTCGGCGGTGGCGTGACTGAAAAGTACGTTCGTCGCAAGAAAGGCGAAGCCTACACGCCCATCCACCCGCTGGTGGAAGAGCACATGAAGGAGACCTACGGACTGCCTGTCTATCAAGAGCAAACGCTCGCCATCGTGCGCGAGATCGGCAAGTTCGACTGGAAGGAAACATCCACCATCCGCAAGGCGATGTCCAAGCGCATGGGCAAGGAGTTCTTCGACACCTACTGGACCAAGTTCAAGGACGGAGCGGCGAGCCAAGGCATCGGCGAACCCGAAGCACGCGCCACTTGGGAAACCATCAACGCGATGGGTGCTTGGCAGATGAACAAAGCGCACACGTTCAGCTATGCTGTGATCAGCTACTGGACAGCGTATCTCAAGGCGCACCACCCGCTGGAGTTTGCTGCGGCCAACCTGCGCAACGCCAAGGACGAAGACAGCGCGGTCGAGTTGCTGCGCGAGATGGTTCGTGAAGGCATCGAGTACGTGCCGTTCGACCTGCACAAGTCAGAGATGAATTGGTCGGCGAAGGACGGAATGCTTTACGGCGGGTTCATGGCGTTGAAAGGCATCGGCGAAAGCAAAGCCGCCAAGCTGATCGAAGCACGCAACTCCGGCACGCTCACCGACAAGCAGCGCGAAGACATCGACAAGGCTGAGAACATTTTCGCCGACATCTTTCCGTTCCGTCGCCACTACCTGCACTTGTACGAGGATCCGTCCACGCACGGAATCGCCAGCGACGTTGTCGAGATCAAGGATCTGGAAAACATCCGCCACAACGAAGAGCGCGTGTTCCTCGGCGAGTTGATCTACAAGAACGCTCGCAACTACAACGAAGAGGTCAACGTCAAGAAGCGCGGAGGCAAGGTCGGCACCGGACCACTGGAATTCGTGGACGTGCGGTTGCGGGACGACTCTGGGACGATCGGCGGTCGCATTGGCCGGTACGACTTCGAGCGTTTCGGCAGGGAGTTGTTGGAGCGGGTGCCGACGGGGTCGCACCTGATGATCCGAGCCAAGTTCTTCAACAACATTCGCTATGCGTTCATCACCAAGTGGCGGAGGCTCGATGGCTGAAAGCAACGATTACAAGGTGTTGAAAGCAAACCTGCCTCAAGGTCGAGACCGGTTGGACAGGGTTGAGAACGTGGTGGTGAACGGCATGCCCGACATCAACTTCTGCTCTGACGGGGTGGAGTGCTGGATCGAGCAAAAGTCGCCAAAGGAGCCTGTCCGCGCCACGACCAAGCTGTTCGGTTCCAACCACAAGGTGTCGCAGGAGCAGACCAACTGGTTCTTGCGGCAGATGAAGGCTGAGGGGAATGCTTACTTCTTGATCGTGACCGACAAGCGTTGGATGCTGATCGGTGGAGAGCACGCCGACAAGATCAATGAAATGACCGTCAATGAGTTGATGGGGGTCGCACTATGGCACACAACCAAACCAGTACGGGACAAAGAATCATGGACCAAATTACGCCAGACACTAAGTTCAAAACCAAACCCTACCGCCACCAGCTAGAGTGCCTGAACAAGTTCGGTCGAGAGCGGGTGTTTGCTTTGCTGGCCGAGATGGGCACAGGCAAAACTTGGATCGTCATCAACAACGTCGCCGACCTTTGGGCGTCAGGAGACTGTGACGCCGTGCTGGTGTTCGCGCCCAACGGTGTGCACACAAACTGGACGCGCCTAGAGTTGCCCAAGCACATGCCCGACTGGGTCAGGTACCGCTCCGCAGCGTGGGCTGCAACGCCGCGCAAAGCCGAAAAAGAAGAGTTGGATCGGCTGTACGAACCGTCCAACGGCGAACTCAAAGTGTTGACCATGAACTGGGAAGCCCTGCAAACCACCAAAGGCATGGCCGAAGCTGAGCGGTTCGGGTTGTGCGCACGCCGCTTGATGATCGTATGCGACGAGAGCGACAGCGTCAAGAACCCCACCGCCAAGCGCACCAAGAACCTGATGAAGTTGCGCAACCTCAGCTACTGGCGGCGCATCATGTCTGGAACGCCCATCAACAACGCACCGTTCGACGCCTTCAGCCAGTTTTCGTTCTTGGACGAGCACATCCTCGGGACGACCAGTTTCTATGCGTTCAAGGCTGAGTACGCCGAGATGCTGCAGCAGGGGAATCCCTTGCTTGAGAACATCCGCCGTCGCACCAACTCGCGCGGCGTGCCGCAGGTTGTTGCCCGTGGTCCAGGAGGCAGACCCAAGTACCGCAACCTAGACAAATTGTCGCGCCTGATCGCACCCCACAGCTTCCGCGTGCTCAAGAGCGAATGCTTGGACTTGCCGGAGAAAATCTACAAGACACTGGTCTTCAGCATGACGCCAGAGCAGATCAAGGTCTACAAGAAAGCCGAGGACGAGTGCCGCATCGTGTTCGAGAATGAGGAGACTCCGTTCAACAAGCTGGTGGCCGTCACTAAGCTGGCGCAGATCACGTCTGGCTACTACATTCACCCAATGTCCGACGAACCTGTGCGCATCGAAGGCGACAACCCCAAGTTGGACCTGTTGGTGGACCGCGTGAACAAGATCGTCGAAAGCGGCGAGAAGGTGATCGTGTGGGCACGCTACCGTGTTGAGATTGAGGACATCGTCAAGCGACTGCGCTTGGACGGAATCCCGTGCGTTGAGTACCACGGCGGCGTGAACAAGGATGACCGCACGGACGCCATTGAGCGTTTCGAGCGCGGCGACGCGCAGGTGTTCGTCGGCAACCAGCAAGCCGGTGGCACAGGCATCACGCTCGTGGCGGCGTCCTACGTGATCTACTTCAGCAACAACTTCAGCTTGCGCGACCGGCTGCAGTCGGAAGACCGCGCCCATCGCATCGGCCAGAAGAAGAACGTAACCTACATCAACATCGCCGCCAAAGGCACCATCGACGAGGTGGTGATCCGCACCCTGATGAGCAAGAAAGACATCGCCGACACCATCATCGACAAAGGTTTGGCTCTGTTTTCTCGTTGAAAAACAACGACTTGCAGAAATATGAAAATATTTTCAAAAATGTGTTGCCGACTATGAAACACTCAGGCATAATACACTTACGGTTGAGGGGTTCAACCGAACTAGAACTGAAGAACTGGAGAACTGAAGATGGCACGAATCAACACCTCGATCCGCACCGGCGAATTCAACCAACTGGTTGCAGCGAGCAACGCGATGGGTGAAAAGAACGACTGCTCGGTCAAGGCTGTTGCGCTGGCCTGTGGTGCAGAGTACGAAGTGGCCCACCGCGCACTTGCCTCCAACGGTCGCCGCAAAGGTCGTGGCGCGTACACCCAAGACATCCTCAAGGCGATCGCTGACCTTGGTTTCAAAGCAGAGCGTGTCAGCATTCAGGGCTTCATCGACCAGTACCCCAAAGGACACCGTGACGTGCTCCGCAACGTGACCACGCACCACCCCGCTCGGTTCAACAACGTCTGGGCAGACGGCAACACCTACCTGATGTTCACCAAGCGTCACGTGCTCACCGTCATCAACGGCACCAATCACGACTGGACCAACGGTCGTGCGATGCGCGCCATCTCGGTCTACAAAATCACCAAGAAGGAGGAGAACTGAAAATAGTTTCAAAAAGTAGTTGCCTGAGGTGAAAACTTCAGGCATGATACACTCAGGTCGATTGACCTACTCAACCCAACTTAGAACTGGAGAATGAAAATGGCACACGAACTCGACATGACGAACGACCGCGCTAACATGGCTTACGTTGGTTCGCTTCCTTGGCACGGACTTGGTCAGGCTCTGACCGAAGATGCAGACCTCGACACGTGGCGTGTTGAAGCTGGCATGAACTGGAACGTCAACGACACCGCGCTGGTCTACAAAGGCGCACAGGGTCAGGACGTGATCTTTCCCGACCGCCGCGTGCTCTACCGCTCTGACAGCAGCGGTGCGCTGGGTGTTGTTTCCAACAACTACAAGATCGTCCATCCTGGTGAGGCTCTGGAATTCTTCCGCGACCTGATCGCTGACCAAGGGTTCAAGATGGAAACCGCTGGCTGCTTGTTCGGCGGTCGCAAGTTCTGGGCACTGGCCAAGTGTGGTGAAGCCGCACGCATCATGGGTCAGGACGAGATCAAGCCCTACCTGCTCATGGCGTCCTCTTGCGATGGCTCTATGGCCACCGCCGTGCACCTGACCAGCGTCCGCGTTGTTTGCAACAACACGCTGCGCATGTCGATCGGCGCTGAAGGTCAGAACGCTCAGATCCGCGTGCCGCACTCGGCGACCTTCCACGCTGACAGCGTCAAGCAGCAGCTGGGCATCGTTGAAGGCGCATGGGACAACTTCCTGCAGAACATTGACAAGTTGGCCAACCTGCAAATCGACCGCGACTTTGCGATCGACATCGTTGCCGACGAACTCAAGGCTGAGTGGAAGAACAAGGAAGGCGACGACATGACCCGCGATGAGATGGTTGACTCGTCCATCGTCCTGCGCCGCATCATGAAGCTGTACGACGGCGAGAGCCTCGGCAACGACTTCCGCTCCTCCAAAGGCACCGCATGGGGTCTGGTGAACGCCGTGACCCAGTTCTTCGACCATGAAGCTGGTGGCAAAGGCGACAAGAGCCGCGCCTTCGAGCGTGCGCACCTCACCGACCGCGCATCACTCAAGGTGAACGTCACCAACCGCCTGCTCGAAGCAGCCTAAGTCGGTCAAGCCTCCCCTTCGGGGGAGGCAACCTTTGGAGAACTGAGAATGAAAAACGCTTTGCTCTACACCGCTGGTGTTTTTGGTTTCTTGTTGCTGATCGGCATCGCTGGCCAGTCTGACTACGAAGAAGCCGTGCGCCAAGAACAACACTACTGCGACATGGTCCGTCTCTGGGAGATGGACGCCGCCAAAGGCATCGCCCCAGACCAGCGTGCCGGATGGCCACCTTACAAAGGTGAAGAAGTGCCCTGCAACATGTGAAAAAGAACCCCGCACTAGGCGGGGTTTTTAACGCCGTTCCAACAGCGGCGAGGAGACAGGGGTCAGCGATGACCCCTCATGGCTTCAGTTGCCTGCATCAGCAGGTTCGTCGATGGTCAGGTTCAATCCGCGAGGCTCTGCAGTTTGCGCACGAGATCTGCGCAACGCGTCCAAATCCGCTTGAATGTCTGGACCACCTTGGTCGATGCGCGTTTGAGTTTCTCTGGCAATGTCTTCAGCCACATTTGGCGCTTCGTCCGTTGTTGGGGCAGGTTGAGCGGCGATCACAGTCCCCATGATCGCGCCGGTTTCTGCACGGTTGAGTTGTGCTGCACCGGTTGCTGCTCGTTGCCCATAATCTTCCAAGATCTTGACAGCGGCGGCAACCTCGGTCGGATCGCTCGACATCAACATGCGTGAAACGTCTGTTGCAATGTCGTCTGTCATCGTCGCGCTACGAGCGATGCGCGCAACAAGGTTTGTCAACGAACCTCCGAACGTACCGGTGATCGTGTCGGCCACAACTTCCCCAACCGGCGTGCCTTCTTCGAAAGCACCACGTGCCTGCGTGCGTCTGGCTGTCGCTGCACCGCCAAGGATGCGGTTGGATTGCTGGAACAGTTGCATCTCGCGCTGCATCGCCGACCGGAACAGGTCGAACTGCGCAGGCGAATCAAACAACGGTGCCATCTTGGCTGCGTATTCCGGCGAACCGATGATGCGTTGCGCGGCGTTGATGTTGCCGGACGGATCCATCAAGCGGTCGTAAATGTTACGCACAGCACCCGTGCGGAATGCATCGCGTTCAGCTTCGCTCATGTCTTGAATCATGCGAGCGATTTCCTCGTGGTCGAGGCGGTTGAAGTCGTTGCGCCCTGCGCGCAGTGCGTCCAGCACCTCCATGTCACCGGCGTAACCTGCTCTGGCTTGTGCGTAAGCAGAAACTCCGGTGTTCGGGTCAATGGTCGCTTCGTCTATAACGTTCACAAACTCACGACGCAGCTGGCGCAAGGCACTGGCTTCAGCGGAACTGAGACCTTTGCCATCGAAACCGCGTTCGATCGTTGCGTCGATGCCGCGCTTGATGTAATCGAGCGTGCGCACGTCAGGGATGCGTTGCACGACGGCGTTGCCTTCCGAGTCAACCATGTAGATCGGGTTGAGGTCGAAGCGGCTGGTGTCTTCGCCGCGCAGCTGAGCAGCCAAACGCTCGTTGTCGGCGATTTCGCGCGCACGATTGTAGAAACTTCTGAATTGCGGAGACTCAAGAATTTGCCTGATCCTTGGGTCGCTCACTTCACCGAATGCATACGCGTCGTCGTAAAGCGTGCGAGCCTGATTGCGCAACTCTTCCACCATGCGCATTTCGTCGTCGTAGTAGTTTCCGCCGCTGATTTCTGAGCGCACGCGCCCGTAGACGCGCTCTCTCGCACCAGATGTCTGCCTGCCGAGAGTTCCTTCAATTTGCCGTGCACCAACGCCTGTGCGTTGCGCAGCGGTTTCAGCCAAGTCCACCATCGACGGATCGACGTTCGCGAGCGTTGACGGAATGCCACGAGCGCGGTCAGCGGCGACGACATCTGCGGCTTCTTGCGGCGTCATGCCTGCGCCTTCCCGAGCCTGTTCAAGAGCACGGTTAACCCTGCGTGTCGAGCCTCGACGGATGGCTTCCTCGCTCGGAGCGAGGCGGTCGCGCAGCCAACCCGCTGCGTTGCCGGCTCCTCGGATCACGACCGGTGCACCGCCACCAACAATAGTACCGACCGTTCCGCCGACCACCGCTCCTTCGCCTCGTCTTCCTGGTTCAGCAGTTCCTGCACCAGCCACTGCGCCTGTTCCCATGCCAGTCAAAGCACCGCGCACCACTGGGTTTTGAGCCAACCGCGCCAATGCGCCAGCCGTTCGAGCCGTGGTCGCAGCAGCGGCGGGTGCTGCAGCACCGCCTGTGAATGGCGTTGCGGCGTAAGAGGCGACCATCGGCAGCACACCACCCGCGAATTCAGTGCCAGCCGTCAGGAGAGGGTTGCGTTGAGCGTATTCGGCGTATTCGCGGTTGATGTCTCTGAGGTTTTCTTCATAAGTCTTTTCGCCGATCTTGGAACGAAGCCACGCTTCGGCTTCGTCGCCCCAACCCATCCCAAGACCTTGACCGAGCAAAGCACGGGTGAAATTTGCTGCGTCTCCCATCATTGTTCTCCTTCGAGCGGCGTGTAGGTGCGGTATGCACCGCTGAGAATTCTGTCGAGCCGCGTTTGTGCCGACGCTTTGCGATCTTCCAACACTTCGGCCAGACGCAACATGATTTGCCGACGCTCTTCCAGCGACCTAGAACCGATACCTTGCAACTCCAGCAAGATGGCGCGTTCACCTTCGGTCGGGTTCCCGCCGAAAATCGCACGCAACGAACTGAGAGCCTGTGCACCCAGCAAGTTGTCGATGCGGCGAGTGTTGACGATGCGCGGATCATCAGAACCAGCGACTTCATACAACCAACGCTGACCGCGATCGAGCCAACCACCAGCGTAGCTGTTGGGGTTGAGTCGATAAGCCTCGGCAACATCTCTGATTGCTTGATCGATGTTGGCGATATTGTTCTCGGTTTCGGTGCGCAGATTGATCTCGGTCGGCGACATTTGACCGGCACGCTGAGTGGTCGCTGCAGCGGAAGCCAACTGCGCGTTGATCAAGGCGGTTTGCCGCTGGATTTCCAAAGCCGCCAACTCTTCAACTTTCGCGTTGAACTCTGGTGTTCCTGGCGTAAAACCCATGTCCACGGCTGTTTTGCCAGCGGTGGATTGCGGTTTGCCGGAAGCGATGTATTCGCGAATCATTTCTTGCGCGATGGCGCGGCGATCGCGAGCACCTTCTTGTTCCAACGCACGCAAAGTGTCTAGCTCTTTGTTTGCGGCGTCCATCTTCATCTTCTGCAGTTCCATCCGGATGCCCAACTTCTTGGCACGGGACTCGCGCTGTGATTTGGCTGTTTCAGCCATTTCTTTGCCAGCCAGCGAAAGGTTCTCTGTGAAGTGCCCTGTTTTGGTCGGCGAACCGAATGCAGCTGCAAGGCGGAAGTACATTTCAGCTTTGGAAGAAGCTGCGTCCTCGGGAGACTCAAGTTGTGCGCGCAACATCTGTTCGAACGCTCGCTGTTCGTCAGCCGCGCGAGTTCGAGCCTCAGTTATTTGAGAGCCGTAATCAACGTCTCTCGGCCCATACCTGTCGAGCATTGATTGCAGAGCGGCTGCACGCGCATCGAGTGGCGGTGCGGCAGCAGCGACGCTACGGGTTCCCGCCACAGCAGGAGCCGGAATGTTTGCGTCATTTGTGCGCGCTCGGTCAATCGCTCTCGCCGCGCCTTCCAGAACCGGATCGTTGTAGATCGGACGGCTGGTGATTTTAGGCTGTTCAGGAACAGGATAAACGATCGCGCCTGTTTCAGGATCGACGATGCCACGGTCTTCGAGACCGCCGTCTTGATAGCCTTTCACTGCACCGCCTTCTGCGTATGCACGGACTTGGCCTCCTTTTCTATATTGTCCAAGGTATCCATCTCCATAAGAGCCGAGGATGGTTTTGAAAAGCGGATTTCCAGCGACAATGCTGCTGGAAATCGGTTTTCCATCGAGTGTCATTTTCGACAAAGAATCGTATTGAGGGTTCGGAGAACCCGTGCCGATGTCTGGCATCGGCTTGACGTAACCTTCGTAAGGAGAACGACCTTCGTTCATGCCGTATGCAGCGTAGTGCATCTGCGCTTCAGGGAGGGTGTCGATTCCTGCCCCAGGAAGGTCGGGGTTGTTATTGACGTAATAAGTCCAATCGAAGTTTTGCGGGACATTGCTGAGGTCGTAAGCGTCTCCCTGAGCGGGGTTCCAATCCACTCCGGCTTTGTAAACTGCAGCGTTCAGACCTTCTGGATTCACAGCACCGCTGCTCAGTTGGTTCAACCAATAGTTGTACCCAGAGTCGTCGATCTGATTGATGTTGGTGCCGAAACCGCTGCGCCCAAGTTGAGCGTAAGCAGAATTCACAGGATTGACGTATTGAGGATACGCAGCACTGAGCATGTCTCGCCAAGCCGATTCTGGCAGTTTGCCGAAAGTCTTCTCGCCAGCAGCACGCAAGTCTGCGTCTGTGTAACCGATGTCACGCCGACCGAGGTACCAGTTGGCAATTTCCTGCGGGGATTTCCCAGCCAGAGAGATCGGAGCCGTGTCGTAAATCGGAGCATTGACGGTGTCCGTCCACTGCGGCGTGCCGTACTGCGTGCCGGTTCCCATCGCGTTGCGAATGTCGTAGTCGTTCACGCCGTAACGCTGCTTTATGTCAGCGAACTCAGCCGGTGATACGTTGGGGTTAGCCGCCATCCAGTCGCGGATGTTCTTGTTGGCGGCTTCTTGACCGATGCCGAACCCGCTCTTAGAGGCTGGAACCACTTGCGTCGGGTTGGCTTTCAACCACTCTTCATATGCTGCGTCTTGCGCACGACCTATAGATCCTGAGGTGAACATCCCAAAATAAGGCGACTCGTACATGTCCATCGTTCCGACAGCGCCTTCTTGATCTTTTTGAAACTTCTTATAGGCGTCAGAATTCAAGTAATCCGCAGGAGCAGGCGCGACAGTCGGCGGAGTGCCATAACCCATGGCACGCTTCTGCATGTCCGACAAGGTGTTGATGGCGGGCACGCTCGCACCGGTCGTGCTGAATTGCGCTTGGTTGTACATGTTGGTGTTCGCCAACCGATCCTGATACGCGCTTTTGTATTGGTCGTATTCTTTTTGCGCCAGACCGTACTTGCGCACGCTCTCGTCGAACGCCGCTTTGTCTTTGTTGTAGGTCTCTAGGTCTTTTTCATATTGTGTCCTTTGAGCCGTGGTCGCATTGTCAGCGATTGTCGGCGCAACGGGCGGCGATCCAGGCATCTGCGGTGCGCTGGCCATGGTCGGGGATGCGACCCCGTATTGCTTCATCAATCTGGTGAGTTCGTATCCCATGACGGCTCCTTAACCTAGGCTGCTCAGACCTTTGTACGTGTACAAGCCTGTTGCCAGCTGTGAAAGCGGCGATGGCGAGTAAGTCGCACCCGTGGTCGTTGAAGACTGAGTTTGTGTTTGTGGCGTGATCGGAGCCAGACCGCGAACCTGCGTGCTGAGCCAATCCATCTGTTGTTTCGGGTAAAGCTGCTCGGCTTGGTACTGCGCTTGCGCGGCGTCCAGCTGACGCTGTTGTTGTGCCTGTTGAGCAGCGCCAGCGGTTTCCAGCGCGGCGACGTCTGCCGCACGCATGCCCTGTTCCTGTTGAGCCATCGCAGCCATTTGCTGCAACGCGGTCATCTGACGCTGGTAGTCTTGCGCCTGCGCTTGTTGAGCCTGTTGCGCGGCGTTGAGACCGAATTGCTGTTGCGCCTGACCAGCTTGCGTTTGTGCCTGACCAAGGTTGGCGAGGTTCTGCATCTGCTGGCTGGTGACTTGACCGCTGGTCTGCCCGAGGTTGGCGAGGTTCTGCATCTGCTGGCTCGTCAGCTGACCGGCTGTCTGCCCGAGGTTGCCGTACTGCGCACCGCCTTGCATGATGCGGGAAAGGTCTGCACCGCTGATGCTGCCGACCGTTCCGGCCAGTTGCGCTTGGCGTGCGAGGTCTGCTTGAGCAGCTTGCATCGCTTGGCCGTAACCTTGTTGAGCCGCCTGAGCCTGCTGGTTGAGGACAGCTTCCTGCGTATCCCGCAGAGCGCGTGCGCCCATCTCACCCATTCGGCTGGAGCCGAACTGACCGGCTTTGATGAAGGCGTCTGAAACCCCAGGAAGAATGTTTTCAGTCAGGTTGCGTGCGCCTTGCTTGGCGATTACGTCCAACACACCTTGCTGATAAGGCGACATGTACTGGCCAACTTGGCTCGCCGCAGTTTGACCAGCACCCTGAAGATAAGGCGAAGCCGCCGCCAACGCACGCTCAGACAGCGCCTGCGCGGTCGTCGTTCCTGCTTGATTTAGGTAAGGTTGTGCCGCTCCGACAACGTCCATTTCACCGGCTCGGCTCAGGTAAGGCTGTGCCGCTCCGACAACGTCCATTCCACCGGCTCTGCCGAACAATTCCTGTCCGGCATCGAGACCTTTGCCAACCAAGTCTTGGCGCAAATACTGCCCTTGTTCTTGACGCAACTGATCGGCTGTGCCTTTGGTGCTGAACCCTTCCATTCCGGCTTGCGCTTTGCCCATCGCCGGTGCCCAAGAGCCTTGGTTGGCGACGACATTGGCGTAGGCTTGCTGTTGCAACGGCGAAAGTTCAGCAACCGTCGGCAACTCGTAAGGTTGATAGGGGGTGTTGGCGATGTTTTGCGCCCACTGCACCTGATTGTAGATGGCGTCTTGCATCCACTTCGGTGTTTCGGTCGAAGACGTCGCATACGAAGTGGCAGTTTGCGGCGTGCCTTGAAAGATGCTGCCCATTATGCGACTCCTTTGATGTAAGCCAGCGGGGACTTGGCGTCAGGGCTGAATTTGCCTTTGGCCATTGTCTTGCCTTTGTGTTTGCGCAATTGAGACCGCATCGCATCCAACTTGCGTGCGCCGTCCTCGCTGGAGCCGTCCCCAAGCATTGCGACCGTTTCTGCGTCCATGACGTATTCGCCGTCAGAGAGGCGAGCGTTGATCGTGTCGTCACGACCAGAACCAGAGCCTCGTGCGAACCGCGCCATCGCGTTGAGCGCACCACCATTGGCCATCATGTGGTCAGAGTTGCGCATCATCGAACCGTCCGGCATCATGTGGTAGCCGCCACGCGCCATTCCAGGAGGAGGAGCCGTAGCCATGTTGTATTGGCCCGATGCGATGTTGTTCCAGTTGCGCGCCATGTATTGGCTGAGGCTCATGTTGTTGGCGTTAGCGTCATTTTGCAACTTATTCCAGTCCCAAGCAACACTTGGACGATTGAAATATTCTTGTTGCTCTGGAGAAAGCGTTGAAACCGCTTGTTGAACTTCAGGCGGAGCCTCTGCCAATCCGCTCAGTGCCGTAGCGGCTAACGCAACTTTGCCGAGTCCGCCGAGAGAAGTGCTTCCTTGCGCGCCAGTCGCTCCAGAAGCACCGGTTTCGGCTAACGGACCACCAGCGGTGACCCGTTGCCAGAACGTCGGCTCTGCCGCAGTCCATTCGACAGCGTTGGTCTGCGGATTGAACTGATATGTTCCAGGAGCCACCTTGAATTCTATCGCACCGGTCTGCGGGTTCAGCTGATAGGTTCCAGTCTGACCAGCAGCGTTGACGCCTTGGGTTCCAGGAACGTTGGTCGTTGTTGTCCCGTCGGGCAGCCGGACTTCCACCGGTTCGCCAGCGGCTGCAGGTTGTTCCCCTGTGCGCAGGTTGTTCACAGCAGCGTCAGAAGGTTTGTAAGTCAAGCCTGCGGCCAACCCGCTCAACCCGCCAGCAACGGCTGCGGTCTTCGGGTCGTAGCCAGCCGTGAGTGCTTGACCGAATGTCCGACCAGCCGAACTGATTCCTTGTTGGAAAGCGGTGGGACCAGCCGCACCGCCAGCGAGTTCGCCGATTGCGCCGCCGAGAACACCTTGGCCTGCGCCCTTGAGGAATCCCTGTCCTGTGGCCAATCCTGACAAACCTCCGACCAAACCGCTGCCGAGGATCGCTTGACCGGTTTGACCCAGACCGAGACCGAGTGCGCTGTTTGCCGCGCCGCCGACCACGCCACCCAAGCCGCCGCCGAGACCGCCCATCAGTGCGCCCTGCAGGACGTTGCCACCAGTCAGTGCGGAAGAAGCACCGCCGATGATCGCGCTGCCCAGCATCGACGCGCCAATACCAGAAGCACCCAACGCGCTGCCGATTGCAGCACCCAGACCAGGAACAAAGATCGCAGCGGCGATTGGCAGCACCGCGCCAAGAACCTTCTTCAGACTTTTGTATTCACGCAGACCGGTGTTTGGGTTGATTGTTCCCTGACCGCCCATGCGACGCAGCATCTCGGCTTCGCGACGGTTGACGTGCACCAACTCGGTGTCGCCGCCTTGACCGCCGGTCATCGCACGGCGACCGGCGTAAGTCAATCCGCCACGCGCCATCTTCTGCGCGGTGCGATCCTGCAGACCGTACAACGCCATCAAGAGCGAAACGATGAACGCCTGATCGAACTGCGGCGGCACCATGCCCTCGTCGATGATGCCGTCACGGATTGCCGCTGCTACGACTTCTTCGTAGCGGTCGGGGTTTTGCAGCACGAATTCGAGCAGCTTGATCGCTTCGTCGAGGTCTTCAGGAACAATCGGTGTTGCGCCAAGCTGGGCTTCGATTGCATTGACGCCTTGAGCGAACGAGGGGTCGCCGCTGGCCATCTCCATGATTGCGTTTCTGATCTGCATTTTAACCTCTCCGCCAAGCGTGATTTTGATACTCTTCGGCCAAGAAACCGTAGACCATCAGGTCGCGTCCACGCACTGCTGCTTTGCGCATGACGCCTTCTAACTTAAACCCAAAGTGCTCAATGATTCGCTGCGCAGACTTGTTTTCGCTGTCTGTCAAACCTGTCGCACGCAAGACGTGCAACCGGTCGAACAAAAAGCCGAACACCTCATTGAACATCTCGATTGTTGCCTTTGGTCTCATCTTTTTACTGTCCATCGCGATGTTTACGTCGACGTTCGTTGAACTGAAGTTCGTCATCACCACAACGCACATGAATTCGTTGGATTCGTCCACAGCACTCAACGCTCGGAAAAACTCCGGCGCGTGCTCCAAACCCAACTTCTTTCTTGCCCATTGTTCAGCCTCTTCCTCTTTCACGAACCCGATCACTCTCATTCCAACACCTGACAGAACCTTTCAGCCCATTCCCGCCAGTTTTCAAAGTTGTAGGGAACCGGAATGTTTTCTTTCAAGGTCATGTTGTTCAAAAACTGCATCGCCCAATTCTGCCACTGATCTTCGGCATCCAACCGACCGAACGCGCCATAAGGGTCGAGGTCGAGTGCAATCTGGTCTGCCCAGTCGCGCAACCCCATTCCGGTCGGAAGAGTGACTCGAAGGCTCATCCCAGCACCGTCCCGTCTCCGGTCGATATGTGACCGATGATCTGTCCCATTTGGTAGTTGCCATAAACAGCATCGCTTTCAAACCGCACCCGAAGTTCCCTGCGCTGTTCTTTCAACATAACGATCTGCTGTTGCGGTTCAACGATGTTGCTAGGATCAACAAAAGTGAACAAGCTGCTGTAAACTTCTGGAGCGCGTGCATTGGCACGACCGGTCACTTGCACCGTCATTGGGCCATTTTGCACGAAGTCGGGTTCGATGCGCGTGATGCGCACGTATTGGTTTTTCCCTTGAACGAGGTTGGAAAGGTCTGCCGTTTCGAAGTAGGACTTGATCGGGGAGATGTTGGACCCATCAAATTCGTCGTAGCCTTGTTCGTGCACCCAAACGCGATAGTCGTTGTTCGTTGCTTGTGTTCCAGCAAGGATCGGAGCGCGGAAAGAGTTGTTGAACTGACCGGCTGCTCGACCTTCGTTGGGCAACTCGGTGTCGTACCAAGTGTTCTCGCGGACGTTGTAAACAACGGCGTGCGTGCATTCGGTCGCATCGCCACGAGGATAGCACCACCAGATCTCGCCATATTTAGGAACCTTGAAGGCGAAGACCTTCATGCCTTGGCGCTTGTTGATGTTGTCGAAGAAATAGTTCAGGTTCATCGTGTTCGGGACTTCCCGCACGACGCCGTTGAACATCAAGAACCGATCAACACCACACCAGAAGAAAACGCCGTCGTAGTCCACCACG